GTTGTTTATTTCCTTGAATGTTTCCCGTATCTCTTGTTGATAATCACTCATTTCTAATACCCTTCCAACATTTAATTAAATCTGTTAAAGAATTCTTTTAAATAATTAAGTTTTGTTTGGTAATCTTTTGCTTTAGATCGGGCTATCTTTGAATCGTAGCCTTTCTTTTCAAAATGTATAACTAATGCAGAATAATAGCGGTTCATTCCTTCTTCTTCATCTGATATTATTTCTACAATATTCAACCCTAAGGAAGGGTTGTTACCAATAAAAATCGCATCTGAAAAATAAGAACTATCATATATAATGTTCGGATACTCCTTCTCAAACCATATTCTAAATAATTTCTGCAATTCTTTCTTTTCTGTACTTATTCTTTTTGTAAAGTCAATCTTTTCTAACAGATTATACATATTTTCCCCACCTTTAATTAAATATCCAATATTTATCAAATTATATCATAATTATTTGTATTTTTAAAGAATTAATATTCCCCTCTCATCATAAACACTTCCACCACTGTTGCTTCCACAGCGTATTGCTCTATCAAGTGCCATAATTGTAGCCACAGCTCCATCTATCTTCTCAGTACTCTTTTCCTTATCCGGCTTTATATTTCCTGCAGGGTCAGTACGGATAAAGATATTATCCATCATCCACCTAAGCACAGGATGCCCGCCATGAGCTATTTTCTGCTCCAAGGTAAGCTTCATCAACTCTTTTGTAGGTGGACTCATATCTTTAAACCCCTGACCGAAGGGCACAACAGTAAAACCTAATCCTTCAAGGTTCTGTGTCATTTGCACAGCACCCCATCTATCAAAGGCAATTTCACGGATGTTATACTTAGTGCCAAGCTCCTCTATGAAAGTTTCAATAAAACCATAATGGACAACATTTCCTTCGGTAGTTTTAAGAAAACCTTGTTTTTTCCATATATCATAATTTACATGGTCACGTCTTACTCTTAAGTCAATGTTATCTTCCGGTATCCAAAAGAAGGGAAGAATACTGTATTTATCATCTTCATCAATTGGGGGAAAGACAAGGACAAAAGCGGTAATATCAGTAGATGATGACAGGTCAAGTCCTCCGTAACATATACGTCCTTCAAGAGCTTCATGGTCTACTGCAAATGCACAGGCATCCCATTTGTCCATAGGCATCCAGCGTATAGCCTGCTTGACCCACTGGTTAAGCCTGAGCTGCCGGAAACTATTTTCTTCGGCAGGGTTTTGCCTTGCTGATTCAAAAGCAGCTTTAACTTTATCCATAGTAACTGTAATACCTAATGACGGATTTGCTTTTTTCCATACTTTTGGATCAGTCCAGTCATCCTCTAAGGCAGCACCATAAATAACAGGGTAGAAGGTAGGGTCATGTTTTCTTCCATTTATAATATCTAATGCTTTTTGATGTACTTCCCAACAAATGCTGTTCTGATTATCTCCTGCAGTAGTTATAAGAAAGTACAGGGGTTGCGTCCTTGCATCTCCGCTGCCCTTAGTCATAACATCGTATAATTTCCGATTAGGCTGTGTATGAAGTTCATCAAATACAACACCATGGGTATTAAAACCATGCTTGTTGCTTACATCAGCTGACAGGACTTGATAAATGCTACCCGTAGGCTGATAAATAAGTCTCTTGGTTGAATCAAGAATTTTCACTCGTTTTGCTAATGCCGGACACATTCTAACCATATCTGCGGCAACATTAAAAACTATGGATGCTTGATTCCTATCGGCAGCACATCCATAAACCTCGGCTCTTTCCTCATTATCACCGCAGGTTAAGAGTAGGGCAACAGCAGCCGCAAGTTCACTTTTACCCATTTTTTTTGGTATTTCAACATAAGCAGTATTAAACTGTCTATATCCATTAGGTTTAAGAATACCAAATACATCCCTGACAATCTGCTCCTGCCAATCAATAAGCTCAAAGGGCTTACCTGCCCATGTGCCTTTGGTGTGGGAAAGTGCCTGTATAAATGCTACTGCAAAGTCGGCGGAGGATTTATCGTAGACTGAATCTGCTGCTTTAAATTTTGTCGGTGTGTATTTTTTAAGCTTTCTAATATCCGCCACCCCCTTAAATATGTGAACATGAAAAGAAGCCTTCAGGTGAAAGCCTCTTTTCATGATTGTTTTCAGTTCTATTTTTCTTCTTCGATACCCTTGTAGTTGTAGTTACCTTTTTTTATTTCTTCATATTCGGCATCTGCTGCATCCTTGTAGTCGGCTCTTTGCATTTCTTTCTTCTTGCATTCCATGCAAATGCACTGGGTGTTGAACATAGACATTATTCTTCCTCCCTTTAGTTTTTCACCGCATCTGTCGCAGTTTTCCTGAATAAAAAACTTATCCATTTTTATCTCCCCCGGACCTATCATTGAAATACTCATATAATCTTTCGTTTACCTCTTGAGTAATTTCACGCATTGCTTTTCTTAAGACATCCGTATCAAGTTTGTTTTCCGTGTACCCCTGCCATATGGAACGTAGATAATTTATTGATGGCAGTGCCGGACTATCGGTATATTCATCTGCCATGGCATACACAAAAGCTTGAATTTTCTCACTTTTTGAATTAACAATCTCAACATTTCTTTTCACATATAGTCTTGGATATCCCTCATAAATGTCCAAGGACTCTTCACATCTGTTTGTAATTTTCCATAAAACAACGGGTACTGTTCTTCCTTCAAACTTCTCAATATCTGCAACGCCCCGTCCACTTCCTCTGAAGGTAAGTCTATATCCTTCAATCGTTCCTGTTCCCAAAAGTTTAGCCTTGGGACATCTCATTTTCATCTGCTTAATATTCATGTTGCTGCCATATGCCGCATATATTTTCATCGATATTACCTCCTCCTTTCAATTAAAAGCAACTGCCATAAGATACTCTTCAAATTTTATTACTGCCCTTAATGTCTCAATTTCCGTCTCAAGTTCTTCTGCAGCCTTTACAGCACCATGTTTTACATATTTTCTATAAACCCTTTCCATTCTTGCAAGTTCAAGTTCCATCTTGTGTATGTTTTGGTATGCCTGCATTTTGACTTCGTGATATTTTGACATTAACTTTACCCCCTATCATTTGGCAGTTTTCTAAATGCACTGTTTCCTTCGAGGTTCTCAAGAAGAGCCTTCCTGACGCCTTTGTAGCCCTTACCTTTCATCCCAAGCCTTATGAGCCATGTCCTTAATGCAAACTTTGGATTGTCGTCTTGTGTAACCTTGTAAGAAGTACGTTTCTGTTCCTTAGCGAATTCATTGATGCGAGCTGCAAGTACTGCAAAGGATGATATCTTCTCGTAAGCCAAATTGTCTGAGGGGATGTTATAAGTATAAATGTTTTTCTCAAAGTCAAATGTTATACCATTACATCTTTCCTTTCCCAGTTCCTCAACAGCAGCCTTGAACTCATCCAAAGTTTCTGTAGTTATTAAACTTAAATCTCCTGCAAATCTTTCATCCATCAGATTGTCTTCAATACCTATGGACTTCATAATTAAATGCTGCTTGCTTGAAAGCATATTCACAATATTCTTAAGTGTAGTACCTGAGTGTCCATCCATGGGAATGCTAAGTTCCAAGTTATCAATGCTTGATGTTTCCTCAACTTCTTCTTTTGCACCATAATTTGATGGCTCCTCAAAATCTCGGTAAGGACTCACTCTGCCGCCAAGAGCGGCTTCATATGGAATTATAAGCCCCTCGGGAACAGGTTCTGATTCTGGTATCGGACTGTCATATTCTTCTGTAACAGCCTTAAAATCGTATAGCCCTTGTAAGTCCTCAACCAGCTCGTAGTTGTCGTTTCCCCTAAGTACTCCGTTCTTGTCGATGTTGTAACCAGCGACCTCGTAAGCAAAAGTAGGTGCACCTAAATATTTTGAAGAAGCATTGAGTTCTTGGCTGATTGCATTTACTAATGATTTTCTTTTTTCGCCTGTAATATTGTAGTTAATTTGCATTTTTTACATCTCCTTTCTTTGTAGGTACATACATCACTCTAAATGAGAAAAATAGCAAGTTATATTTTAATGAAATATTCAAAGAGCGGTTTCCCGCCCTTTTTAAGGCAGCCGCCTTAGTTAAGCGGCTCTTGGAAATCTCCAAGCTGCTGAGCCTTCAAGGTGTTTGCAAAGGTGCTCTCTACAGTTTTTGTAGTCGTCACCAATAAGCCCTATTCTGTTAAGCCAGGTTCTCATTGCGAATTTTGGGTTGTCGGTTTGTGGTTTTTTTGTGCTTGCACTTTTTTGTGTAAGTGCCTGATGGTTCATTGCCAGTGCAAGTACTATGTATGCCCTTATTTCCCCTGCGTGAAGGGTTCCGTTAAAACCCCTTAACTCTACCGTTCCGACTCCGCTGAAAAAGCTGTGAAGGTTTAGAAAATGGTATCTGCTATTGTGGTAATGCTGCCTTCTAACTGGTCCGTATCCTTCGTACCAAATGTCCTCTGTCTGGTTAAATGTTTTTGGTTTCTTCTTGTTCATCCTTTCCACCAAATCTTTGTCCATCTTCTTGCAGTAGCTTTTTCTGGTTTCTTCAACCTGAAGGCTGTCGTAAAGCAGGTCGTTTCTTGAGTAGATTATGTTCACAAAGTTTCTTAATGAAGTTGGTGTGTGGTCTGCTCCGTCAAGGTGTATGTGAATGCCGGTTCTGTTTTGACTTTCTGAAAAAGCTCCTGCTTTTCTTAGCTTCCTAATTATCTCTTGCAGCGTCTCAATGTCTTCTTCGTAGGTTAGAATTGGGCTTACCAGTTCTACGCTGTAAGTTTTGTCTGCAGGAACCTTCACGCCGTTTACCTTTTTCTGTGTAACTATGCTTGAATCTGAAACTATCTTCCAAACCCTACCGTCTGTTGCTGTAACCTCGTGTGTGTCATAGCTTCCATAACATCTTTCAATTGTTCCTCTCAAGTGGTTTGCAACTGTTCTTGCCGCCTTTGTTCTTGTAATGCCTGTCATTTCTACTTCGATTCCAAATCTGCCTTTTAAAAATTCTGCACTTGCCATTTTCTTTTCCCCTTTCCTTTAGTGTGTTTCTTTTGTTATGTACATATATCACTCTAAAAGGGATAAATAGCAAGGTATATTTTTAAAAATACACTTATTTTTTATTGAAATTTCAATGGTTGGCGTATATTGTCGGCAGTGATTTACCTGTTATTTTCTCAAAAACCCAGAAGTAACAATGATACTTTCTTGCATGCTTTTGATTCTTCATCTGCCAGTTGGCAACAATTCTGTTTTTAGAAAGTAAGATAAATAAGTCCTTTGGATTAAACCCTATTTTTACAGCTTCATTCATAATGAAGCAGTGGCTCATATACTGCTTGCCGCTGCTTACTTTATCTTGACATTTGAATATGAGTATTCCACCCGGCTTTAAAACTCTGTGAAATTCATTAAGTGATTCCGTGTACATCATATGAAGTTCTTTTTCCGATGGATATACAGTAAACCTTTTGTTTATCACATTGCCTGTATCTGCCTTAAGAGATTTTCCCTTTGTTGCAAGAAAAGGAGGGTCAAACATTATGCAGTTAAATGATTCATCATCCACAGGAAGACTTCTACAATCACATTTAATTACATCATCAAACTGAGGCTCCAAGTCAAATTTATATGCAGGCTCTTCAATTCCCGTGTTTTTATAAAATAACCCTTTAGAATAGGTAGGGTCGCAATCTATCATTTGTTCCGGTGCATGAAGGTATAATATCCAGTTGATGATTTCTGTTTGGTTGAAGGAAATGCTTTTAACTAAGCCTGTTGAATTCATTGCCTTTCCTCCCTTATATCCGTCGAAGGTTTAGTCGAGAGCTTTATTAAAAGCCCACAGAAGCGAAACTGGCGCCTCATATTTTACGGTTTTTCAATATCACAGTGCTTTATTTTCTTACCATCTCGTATTAGAAAAACTTCTTCATTTGTTCCAATCTGATCGATATATCTGTTAACTATAACGTCGCAGTATTTTTCATCCAGTTCAATCATGTAGCAGATCCTGTCTGTCTGCTCACAAGCAATTAGTGTGCTTCCCGAACCACCGAAAGGATCGAGAACGATACAGTTAGATAAACTTGAATTTAAAATAGGGTAAGCCACCAAGGCTACAGGCTTCATGGTTGGATGGTCTGCATTCTTTTTCGGCTTTTCAAATTCCCAAATTGTAGTCTGTTTTCTGTCTGCATACCAGTTATGCTTGCCAGACTTTTTCCAACCGAAAAGCACGGGTTCATGCTGCCACTGATAAGGTGAACGCCCAAGAACAAGGGACTGCTTCTTCCAGATACAAGTACCGGAAAGATAAAAACCTGCTTCGGAGAATGATTTTCTGAAATTCAGACCTTCTGTATCTGCATGGAACACATAAATAGAAGCATCCTTAGCAATTGCTGCTTCAGTATTTTTAAATGCCGCAAGCAGAAAGCTATAGAATGCTTCGTTATTCATATTATCATTTTTTATTTTTCCAGCAGTACCCTCATAATTTACATTGTACGGAGGATCCGTCACAACAAGATTTGCAAGTTTACCATCCATAAGGGCAGTAAATGTATCAGCTTTTGTGGAATCACCGCAGGTAAGCCTGTGGGGACCAAGCAACCATACATCACCTTGTTTTGAAAGAGCAGGCTTTTTAAGTTCAGCATCTACATCAAAGTCGTCTTCCTTAATGTCTTCCTTGAGAGAATCTTTAAATAGTGCATCTAATTCAATAGAGTCAAAACCTGTAAGAGATACATCAAAGTCAGAGCCTTGTAAGTCTGTAATTAAAAGCATAAGTTTATCTTTATCCCATTCACCGCTAACCTTATTAAGAGCAATATTTAATGCTTTCTCATCAGTTAAATCCATATCCACAACCACACAGTCAATTTCTTTTTGTCCAAGTTCAACTAAAACTTTAAATCTCTGATGACCGCCTATAATATTTCCTGTCCTTCTATTCCACAAAACCGGCTCAACATAACCAAAAGTTTCAATTGATTTCTTCAATTTTTCATATTCAATATCTCCGGGCTTTAAATCTTTTCGTGGATTGTAAGTTGCTGCTTTAAGTTTATCTATAGGAATTCTTTCTAATTTCATTGTATCCATTTTACACCTCTAATTTATTGGCAGTCTTGCCTGTGAAGCTTTCCCAGCGTTTAACAATTAAATCGCAGTAAGCGGGGGAGAGTTCCATTGCATAGCAAATTCTTTTTAACTGTTCTGCTGCCATAAGTGTTGTACCTGAACCGGCAAAGGGTTCATATACAATATCTTTTGTATCTGTT